GAAGGACCCCGGTTTCATGGGTGTGACCATGGGCCAGGATGAGCGGCCAGCTGCACAACAGACTGCTCTTCCTTCCACCTTCCAGCAGGGTGGCATGGCCCCCGCCATGGAGGCAGGTAAAGAAGGCTTTGCCGCTGCAAAAGAAGCTTTCAAAAAGGCTCAGGCACAGAAAGCCAAGAAGGATCCGACCGCTGACCAGCCTGAGTTTGATCCTTCCTGGGCTAAGCGCAGTGACGAGGTCTACGCCATGAAGAACCTCGGCGAGATCAAATAATAGAAGTAGTTACAGAGCCAAAGTCAAGGAAGCTATCTACGCCATCAGTCACTGATTCAAAGTTCAGGGACTCTTCGACTGGCTCGTCAACAAAGCGCCAGTCGATGATGTTGACGTTGATTGTGATTGAATAAGTGGTTTCTATATACCTAATATCGTTAGTTATTAGGAATAGATAATCGCCTTTAGGCAGTGTGGTGGTCGGATAGTCTTCCAGCCTGAGCTCTTCTTGGTTGTAGTCAATCGAGCTCTCAGGCGAGACATAGCCGAGGTCGTTGATCGGGAGCTCAGTCCGACGCCCATCCTTCTCAAGGCGATAGAAGGCAAGGAGCGTGTTCCTGTTGGTCTCGCGCTCGTAACTGAACTGGCTGAGGTCCTGGGTGAATTGGAAAGACCGAGGGCCTCTGGTGGAGATCTTGTAGAAGGTAGTCGTCTTACGGCTCAGACCACCGTGAGAATTTCTCAGCGTGAGCGTGCGAAATGGAGAAGTGAAATCGCCCAGATCAATAGGAGTATAAAGGCTATCTCCAGGCTGTGCAGGGAGCGGATCAGAGCCGAAGTAGGAGGTTGGGCCATAAGCAGTAGGCCCTGAACCTCCGGTAGGATAAGCTTCGACAGTTCCAAAGTTAACAAAACCTGAGTTACTAGGGATTGTCGTTAGAAATCTGGCCATCTTCAGACATTAATCCGGTATAAAGACCGTTAGTCCTTCCGGATTGTTGATATTTTTCTTCCATAATTATAGCCCGCTCAGGATAGAAGCCTTCGTCAACCATTGTGTCGATAACTTCGAAGCTATGACGCTTCTCGAGGCAACGCAATTCAAGCTTGGCGTCGTCCTCGGAATCGAACCACTCGCTCCACTCGGAGACACCGCCGTACGTGACCATTGCGGCGTACTGACGAGTAGGGAGATGGTAGTTACTCGGTAAAACCTGGCTGGTTTTTTGAGTTGGCTTCCTTGAAGTGCTCGAAGATGTTGACATAATTAAGCTGAATGTTCTCAATCCTAGAGGGGGCAATCACATCGTCAAGGCCACGAGCCTCAAGATGTAGCGGATTACAGCAATATTTTTCGCAACCTTTCTTTGTATGTATCCGATACTTCCCAACGAAGCCTCGGCTCAGCCAAAAAGCGACCCTCATCGCTGATTGAGTCGCTCCTGAGTGGACGGGTGAAGGGCAGTAGGCAACCGATTCGGTGCCACCTTTCTTCGTGGCTCCAAGCCAGGGCCAGCATTCGTCTTCACCGCGCACGTCGACCTGGTCCCAGAACCGTTTGACGGTCCAATACCAGCGGTAGTCGAACTGGGTGACGTCAACAGTGCAGCGGCCCTGCTTGAGCTCCTCTAAGCAGTCCAGGCACTCACCCATGTGGCCGAAACGGCCCTTGTGCTCCTTCGTGCCGTTGCGGTGCCAGGGGCACTCCATCTCGTTGGCCATGTGGTAGTCGAGTTCGTACCGGCGAACCTCTTCTGGATGGCTGAGAGCGAGCTTCTGCAGCACGGCATCAAGGTTGTCCCAACCTTCGCTGAGGTTAGAGCTGCTTAGCGCTTCTGGCATCCCATCAAAGGTGTAGCCTCTGCGGATTTTTCTTACTCTTTGATACGAAAGGTTGAATCTGCGAGCGACTTCCTTATTGGAAAGCCCGTGGTCCACAGATTTGATCTTCGTAACTAGGTCCGGGGTGAGAGCGTCACCGTTCCTTTGGTTCGTTTCAAGCCGTACGTCCGCCATCGTCCCGTAGTAGTAGTGAGACGGGTTGAGGCAGAACTTGCAATCACAAGTGTGCCTGCGAACAATCACTCGGTTCTCTTCATCCGGGTATTGACCGATCATCGCCAAGAGGAAAGGCCTGGCGTCCAACGTTTTGTAGAACAGATGGTTTCGTTTGCTGTTGACGAAACCAGAGAAGATGTTGTGCCTGGATTGGTTGAGGTCCCAGCAGGCGCTCTTGCCTGAGATTTTCATGAGGACCTGGAAGGCCTTGGCGAAAACGATGGCGTCAGGGGGGATCAGGCCGTTGTCGCGAAAGAATTCCAGGGTTTCCATGAGGGGGATTTGGGGTTAGGGCCGTACCGTACCCAGAGAACCCAGTCGTGTCAACGGTTCTCGTTGCGTCCACCAAACATGATTTTAAAACGTCCTTTTTACTTCTTTCTATAGAGAGGGGGTCTAGGTCATTGTGCGTTCATTTTTTATCCCACAATCCCCTAGACCCCTTTCCTATACGTCTAAATAAAAACCCGGTTTTAAAACTATGTTTGGAAGACGCAAGGCCAAATCCCTTGCAGCGCAGGCGTTTTGCCTGGGTTAAGACCGCCCTGATCGGGGTTGCCCCTCACTTCGTTGTTAGTCAGACCGCCCTTTTCTACCGACTCTGTGTGTGATAGTCCTCAAACATCTGAGCAAAGTTGATTGCGCTGTAAATATCTCTCGAGTATTTGCATACAGAACCCGTGGAGGAGCAGCTTCTGTATTCGGGGTAACTTGGGCTGTTGTCTACTTCGACTGTCGAACCTTTCGGGAAAACCTTTAGCAGTTTCATTGATCTGATAGCCAATGTTACTATTGTATGAAAGGATTACCAAGGTAAAGTGGCAGAGAGGCCTAAGTACTATCCCCCTGCAGGGAGTGATTTTCTGAGTATTACCGACATTATCGGTAACTTTTTGGGCAACTTGGGCTTCGGCGCAAAGCTTCCAAGGGATATTCCGATGTACGGCGGCGGAGGTTCTATCTCGGGCCTGAGCGGATCTGTACCTGAGCGAATTAGAGAATCAAAAGTTTCTCGACCTGAGCCAGTTATTGAGCAGCGTCAAGAAGAAAGAGTAGAGGAGAAGCCAAAAGAGATTGATTCCTCGACTCTTGCACTTGGAAGCCAGTTGCAATTGCCAAAGACAGGTACAAGCGAAGATCTCGTCAAGATGTATGCAGCCCAGCGTTCGGCGGGTCAGTACAACATGCCCGAGATCCAAAGGATGTACATGGAGCAAGGGCGCCCCGATCTGGCCAAGTGGGCGGAAGCCAACCCCGATTTGGCGCAACGCGAGTACATGAAGTCCATCCAGAAGATGGGTGCTCGCCCTGAGGGTGAGGAGCTGATCGAGGCCTACGGCGGCGGTGAGCCGAAAGAAGGTGAAGAAATTATCGATGCAGTGCGCTTCCTTAAGAAAAAAGCAGGACTTCAAAAATGATGTACAATCCCGCAGGTTTTGATGACACCGATCTGATTTCAGATCCCCAGGCCCGGCAGCGGGCACTTCCCGGCGGTTACGCCAACCAGGGCGAGATGGTGAGTGCTCCTTACCGTCAGGCCAACATGGCTGCAGCAGAGAAAACCAATGAGATGAACGCCATCTCTCAGGAGCCTGGCAAGGCATTTCTCGATCAGTACATGCAGAAAGCCGGAGCGGAGCAAGGTCAAACTGCCTTCGATCCATTCAAGTTCTTCGGCGGCAAAGCTATGGAACAGGGCGATAAAGCCCGCCATGGAGAGCTAGAAGAGGAGCCGGATGCGGGCCTTGGGGCTGCTAACAGCATTCTTCGTGCACGGCAGCAGCAGATGGAAATGATGCGCCAACTGGGTTATTGATCATGGGTGACAACGATTTTCCTGCAGTCATGGCCAACGGAGGCCAGTTCCTGAGCGGTTACATGCAACGCAAAGGCTTGTACCAGCAGTCAGGCACTGATATCCCTGAAGGCTCCATGCGTTATGTGGTTGAGCAGCAGCTCGGTGGACCACTGAAAGGAGAAGTGGAGATTGCGGGTCAGATCCGTAGCTTGCCTGGTGCGACACCCGCTAACGCAATCATCAAGGCTCCGCACATTGACTCTCCTTTTATGGATAAACTGTTCGAGCGGGGCATGCAGCGTCCAAGCCTTCCCGCAAAACCCAAGTCAGGCCCTCAACTTCCAGGTTTTGTCTGATCATGCCGACTCGACTCGTCAAGACCTACATTGAGTCCCTTGCTCGGTTCCTTCGGAATCAGAAAGATTACGACGACTTCGAGTACGGCACCGAGGTGATCCCTGGCGACAAAACCTGGGTCAAAAAGAAAGAGGACAGGAACTAGTCCTGATCCTCTCGAAGGGAATCTAGTTTCATCACAGGCTCGAACACGTTGATGGGATCCTTTTTCCCCTCAGTGATCGCTTTTGCTCTTATGTAGTAGTCGTTGTCGGTTGCCCCGACCTTCTCAAGATGCTTGTAGATCTTCGCCCAGTTCTCCCTCTGATACTTGTCCATTGGACTCCTGTTGTCGGTTTTCCGGGAGAATGGTCGGAGCGTTCTTGAATTTTTGGTCGGAGTTGCGGAGCGCAATCCCTTTCAAGTAAGGCTTACCGAATTTGGTGAAACCGGTGACAGAGTCGCGACCGAGCTGGTTCTTGGTGCAATCAAGAAGCAGCGCAATGAAGCGTTTCTGACCAACGGGCTTCGATCCCGTGTCTTCACAATAGGATGCGTAACTCGCGTAGAGATGGAAGTTACTGTTACAATACCGCTCTTGTGCATCCTTAGCGGCAGGAATCTTCTTGCCGACAGGAGTGACGGCCTTTTCGTCTAGAACGACTTCAGACTGAAGCCACTCAACAAGGTTGTTGCTGTTGAGCATGATCTCGTTCCGGACCCGCTTCAACGAGGGCACCATTTCATAGGTGTCGAGCAGGTACTGACGCATCTCATCGTCAGTCATCTGCAGAACCCAGTTAACTAACCCAGGTAAACAATGCTTCCATAAGCCTTTTATGACACCATTGTCGACCTTGATCATCTCCTTCGCCTCGGAGTTCTTGTTGTAGAGCGGGCGATTGAACTCGATCGTCAGGCGACGGCGGGTCAGGCCAGAGGTGTTGTCAGTGGTTTGGATTGGCTCGTTGGCGCAAACCATGACCATCCCGGTGTAGACGAAAGGCTCACCGACGTTCTTGTTCTTCTCCTCAAAACGGAGGTTGTCACCGCCGGTCAGGGCCTTGAAGATCTGCGCGGATCCGCCATAGCGCTCCGAGTCGTTGATCAGGGTCAGGCGCTTGCCCTTGATAGAGGCAACCTCAAAGCGGGATTGCTCGAGCTGGTTGAGGGTTGTGCTTGCGTAGTTGCGAGCTCCAACCAGTGCACAGCAGAGGTTTGCGAAGGTGGACTTACCGCGTCCGCCTGGTCCAATCACTTCCAAGAAGCGCTGAATTTCGTGACCTTGGCCGACGAGACAAGCCTTCAACCAAGCACGCAGGACTTGTACCCGGTCAGTGTCACCGTACTGAGTGCGAAGTAACCACTCAATGATGGGACCGGGATCAGCATTAGGGTCGTAATCGAAGTCCAGACCCCAGGTGATGTAGTGATCGGGGCTGTGCTCGAGGAACTCACCCGTAGAGACTTCCAGCACTCCGTTCGTGAATGCCAGACGGTCATCGTCGTCATCCCAGTAGGTCTGGGTGATGTAGGCCTGGGTCAGGCTGACCACATCATTCAGCAGGGTGTTGTTGAAGCCACCGGGGAGGGGGATTCGCTCACGGACGAACAGATCTTGTATGAAATGTTTGTACTCATGCTTGTACTCTTCACGCCGCCAGACGCCTTTGCTCTGTTGGTAGAACATGAAGACTTCGAAGCGAGGGTCGAAACGCCACCCGCACTGGAGCACCATTTCGGTCGCGTATTCAGCTAACTCAGAGCTGGGCGGATTCTTCGGGCGACGCTCTCTTTTCTTGCGGTCATTGATTTCATCACGCATTTCCCGGTCGGGGAAGCCCATGATGCTTTCAAATACAGCTTCAACTGTCTCCTGTTCTGACATAACGTCCGGCTTATCGCTGAAATATTCTTGGGCTTTCTTGATGAGGCTCTCGGGAGACTCAACGACATAGTTTCCAAGTTCGATATATCCATCTTCCTTCGCCTTAGCCCTGAGATGATGCAATCCGCAGGAACCTTCGGGGCTGGGGCCACCAGGAACACGCTCAAATGAACGCCATTTGCCTTCGCAGACACCCTCTTCGAAGTTGGGCGCCTTCTCTGACCAAGCAATCCAGTCCTCGAGAAGCCTGTCGTCGACTTGGTGCAGACACATTCCGACGGCGACCCACTCGTCGTAATCGGTTGCACGGTCAATACTCAGATGCTCGAGGTAAATCTGAGCTTCTGCGATCGATTCTTCTTGATGGAAAGTAGAACCTTCCTCGTAAGTGAGGTTGATGTTCTGTGTGACGAATCCGCTTGTGACGGGCTTCCGATACTTATTGGTAGGGAATGCCTTCTGGATCTCGTCGTAGAGCCATTGGGGGAGCTCTGGAGGGTTCTTGGCGTGCTCAAAACCGCCGTGGTTGGTTGTGAAATAACCCTCGGTATCAGGGTGGGTGCCCATGATTGCGCCCTGCCGAGACCTGAACAGGATCTCGAAGGACGGAACCCCGATTTTGATGGTTGCCTTGTCAGGCAGAAGGGGAATCTTGGAGTTAGGGATGCTGTAAAGCATCCGCTGACGGCCTTCTTTACCCGACGAAATCGTCAGAGTGCTGGGGAAGATCGCATCGAGAGGACCACCTGCACGCTCTTCAAGAACAGGGATCGCAGCTGGACCATCAATATCTACCCAAACCAGACCACCTTCGTTTGACCACTGACCGGACATAAGTCCGATACCAGTAGCCCTACCTTCCTCAAGCTCGGTGCGAATCTGATCGAGCGTAAAAGGAGTAGATGTCCAACCCGGCGTGTATGCCCGCTTCTCACGAAGAGGAGTAAGAGCCCAGTCCTGAGGGATTAAATCAAGATTGATTTCCCCCGGTGCGATGTGGAGATGGGGGCGCTTGGGCTCGGGAGCGGGCACGGTCACGTAGGATATTGTGGGTTTTGATTTGCTCCGGACAAAGGTTAGTGATCACGGCTGCTTACGAAAACCAGTGATCCGAATCTTTTCCGTTTTCTGTGAAGCTTTTACGTTAATTCACGTAAACCGCTATCACGGTTGACAAAGGACTTTTTTGAGTTAACCCTCGTCAGCTGCAGCTTCCATTTCAAGTTCTGCAGCTTTCTGCGCCGGAAGGATCTCTGAGTAGTACTTCTCGACAGTGCTCAGCCACTTCTGTTTGTACTTCTCGATCGTTCCAGCCTGGATTGCGAACACCTGTACTGTTTCCCGCGTGGCCACGAAGGTCATGCAGATCTCAGGTTTGATGTTCACGGTGTGCTCAAGCCCCAGGGCGTAAGCCGCTAGTTGCAATTGGCACTTTTGGTACTTCATGAACCCAGCCCGGCGCATTCCGTACTGGTTCTTGGGAGTTTCTGGCCCAGGCCACTTCGAGTAGTAAGGACCATTGCTGGTTTTGAGGTCCCCTAGAACGATCTTGCCTTTGTATTCGGCAACGATGTCAGGAGCACCGGCCCAACCCCAGTTCTCCTCTTCGTTGACACCTGGGTGCCACACTCGGGAGATGCCATCCCCGCCCATCGTCCAGCCGAAATCGCCTGGCTTGGCAGGGTTCTCAGCCCAGATAACGTTCTCCAGCTTCTCAAGATTCTGAGGAAGACCTTCCCAGAAGGAGGCAATCTCAGGATCATCGATCACAGGATTCCGTTCAATCCCGAGAAGAAATTCCTCCATGAGGGAGTGAACTTTCGTTCCTCGGGCAGCCGCAGCTTCACGTCCACCTGGGTTCTTCTTAGCCCAGCGCTCAAGTGCAGCCTTGTTTCCGCCAGTTGCCGACAGGATTGTCGTCACTGAAGGTAAGGCACCGTAAGGGGTTTTGTAGTGACGCGACCCGTTAATCGTTAGGCGTGTATCACCCTCGGACCGATAATCGAACAACCGACTGTTGCAGTTGTCAGGAGAATACGGGTACTAAATCTTTGAACCGACCCTAGAAGTGCTCAGTCTCGGGCGGTCTTTCTTGGAAGCAATCTTCGATATTAGCTTGGAACTGCATCGATTGGAACTGATGGACGTGTTTTTGAATCCGCGAATGGATGTCAAACGCCGATTTAATTGCGTCCTCAGGGCTAATCATCAGCTTGCTATTCGCCAACAACCCAGCTGTCAGAATGGTTATGGCCTGCTCTTGCGGATTTGTGGTGAAAGCACGGAGAGATTTGCCGTTATCGGTGAACGATGACAGCAGAAAGTTGATGATCTCAAGATTTCTTTCACTATTCGGCTGTTCGCTCATGCTTGATCCTCCAGCTCTTTGACTTCGTAAAGGGTGATGGTTTGTCTCTTGATGACAGGGACAAGAATCCCCTCATCTTTAAGAGCCTGAATGCGGCGTTGGATGGTGCGATGGTTGCGTCCGAACTTTTTGACCACTTCAGTAACAGGGATCAATACGAAATACGATCCGCCATACTGCGTCGAGATCTCCAAGAGGTACTCATGGATGCCCATTGCTAAGTCATCCATGAGGTCAGTCATTACCGGACGCACCACTTTCGCTGCCTAGTTTTCTTCTAGATTAGATTCTACGGGAGTCTTACTCTCCTCGTCGGGCTTATCCGTGTGCTTGGCTAGGTACTTCGAAACCCCAGACTTTGCAGTCTGCAGGTCCATAGTCCAGCAAAGTTCCCAGTCGTGTGCCTTACTAGGGAACTTATATAGGATGTGTCCTGTGTTTCCATGCTTCAGGCTCTTGATCTCGTAGCCTTCGTGGATGATGGAATCCAGGATCTCCGACTTTTCGCCGCGATACTTGACTTTCTTAGCTTGCCTCATTGTTGAGGTGGCAACAACTTGACAAGCTTAATTACCCTAATCCAGGATCACTCAAACAAAGAGTTGAGTGCCTTCCTGTTGATTGCTGCCCGAAGTTGATGCTGCTTCTCTTCGGCAAGGTGCATCGATGACACCGTACAGCATTCAGTAAAACCGTCTTCAGTCAGGCAGACGCGGACACACCCATCTTCAAGAGTGTGCATTTCGAGGTTGCTTTCGCTCATAGGACTTCACTTCCTTATCAGGCGCAACCAGCCGCTTGTGGTACGGAAAGTCAACCCAAAGGATGTTACGTCCTTCCAGCATTGCTGCGTTCTCGATCAAGTTGAGAAAGGACTGGCGCTTGTTGTTGTTCATTACTTTCCAATCTTAACTAGAAGAAATTCGTCAGGTCCAGTCTGGAACCACTCCAGAACATCATCATCTCGCCAACCAACACGTCCCAGAAGTTCTGTCGGGATGTCGAGCTTGCCTTCCATGTTGATGGAGAGCTGCCAGCGGTTTCGGTATTCCTTGTCGAAGTCATACTCGTCCTTGAGCTCCGCTTCGTATTGATCGTTGGAGAGGTGAATACACCGGAGGTAAGGCAAAGGACCGTGTGCTGGACGAACCAAGCGTATCTAGCCAGCGCCAAGGGTCAAGTGTGCCTAAACACCCTTTTGCAAACGTTTACGATAGCCGTACGAAAGTGAGACTCTCCTGACAAGCCTTGCAGCATCTGGGGCCTGAGAAGGGTTATCTATCAGCGTTTGACGCAACTCTTCCTTGTCTGCATACACGTCTTCACGCTTTTTGATGACCTCACCATCACGAACTGTTTCGACGACTACTGTCTTCTTGATGCCAAAGTTGCGTCGGTCAGCATCAGTCCACTGGTCAAAGTTCTCCTGAACCTTAGGAAGAACGTTACGAATCGTGGCCTGGTACTTAAGTCCTGTAGGCTTCGAGCTTATCAATTGGTTTTGATAGGCTGCCTTAATAATGTTAATAACGTTCTGACGCTTGTTCTTCCAGTAGTCGACACTCGTGCGGAGTTCGTCTAACTCTTTGGTGAACTGTTCAATGCAGTTGTCGCATTCTTTGATGACGCCGATGATTGCGTCGAACTTGTACGCTTCACGACTCTTCAGGTCATGCCAAAGCGAGGCCAGCTCCTGGCGCTCCTCTTCGTCAGTCCCCGGAAGCTCGATCAGCTCCTCGATCATCTTCTGGTCTTCCAGAATTTCCCGATAGCTCTTGCGGTCTGCCATTGTAAAGATCCTTGAGTTCGAAGTAATCTTTCTCTTGCTCGAAGTACAACGAGAAGAGGTAGCGGGGTGAATCGAGGTTGATGACCGTGTGTAGGACCTGGTTGTTGAACAGGTAGAAGGTGTCAGGCTCGTAGATGAGCTCGACAACATCCTTGTTCAGGTGGTCCCGCTGAGTGCCAAAAAGGGTGTGACTCATGCTGTTGACACTGAACAGCATGTTCACGCAAGATAGCCGATGCTGGTCGACATGCCAGTCATAGACAGACATTCCGTCCACCTTGAGCAGGCCCAGCCGACCAATCGGCCAGATCTTATTCAGTTCTGAGAGAGCAGGTTCAAGCTCGATGAACTCTGAAGGGATCTCGAATGCCTCGAACCCGAAGTGGCTTTCCCAGACTGGGTCTTGACCTATAGCCCAGGCGATGAAGTCGGGAAGTTGCTCAGCTTTTTGACGCAGTGGGTAAAAGCAGTCGTCTGCTCTCACTTACCCTGGCCGCGATACTGCTTTTGTCCTCGGACTTTGAAGGAGCCACGCTTGCGACGACCGTGGCCAATCGAGGTTTTCTTGGGAACACCTTCGATGCTTTTGGAGTTGGTGAAGGACTTCCTGGCAGCCATGGGCTTAAGAGAGGTGTTCAGATGATAGACACCGCAAAAGGTTTGTCAATAGAAAAGAATTCCTAAAGATTGTGCACGTTCGCTAACATTTAAGCTTGCGCCCATTGTTAGAATAATCATTATGCAATAACTCGATGTCCGAAGAGTTTGACATTGTAGAAATTCCCTTCGAGGAGTTAGAAATCTCCAAAACTCTTGAGGACGAGTTCACAGAAGCGCGGATAGTTAAGCTAATCGATTCGACAGAGAATGTCGAGGAGCTTAAGGATGCAGCCATCAAGCTCCTGAAAGTAGCAACTGCACGGCAAGCAGCGATCCGTGGTCTTTGCAAGCGCCTGGTTCAGTACGAAACCATGGCCATGCAGCATATCTTGGATAACGACAACCAATAAAAAAGCGAGGGACTGAGCCCTCGCCTGCGGTGGTGTGTGGAACTAGGACTACAGTAGGCCCGTGTCGGGTAGGGGTAAGTAAGAGAATCTAACGATTCCGCACTTATGTTACTTCAACCCACCCTCGATGGCACCTGTTTCATCCTTTGCCGCGAGCATTGCACGGATACCACCTGAACCTTCAGGGACAGGGAGGGTCAGGTTGCTCAGGTCCACGCCGGGAGCGATGGCGTTGATGCCAATTTCCTTCTCGCACTGCTTGAAGAACTTGGCGCAGTAGACCTCCATAGTCACGCTCTCGTGCACGTCCTCGATGTAGTCGATGTCTTCGCCTTTTTTGGGGAAGAACTCTTCGAGGTTCTTGGCGGTCGGCTCCTTCCAGGTCTTGGGCACCGCGATGGCAGACTTCTGCTTCTCGCCGTACATCACAGTCCCGAAGGTGGGAGTGAAGATGGCAGCTGCAGCCTGCTTGGGGTCAAACCCAGTGGCGCTCTTGAGGTTGTACTTGTCGCTAAAAGCACCCTCAAGTTGCTCGAGGAAGCGACCGTAAGCAGTCACGAACTCCTTCGAGGCACCGCCGTGGAGGGACAGGATGAGCGGCTTTTTGTGTGCAGCGACACCATCCTCGTTCACCAGGTAGATGAGGATCAGGCGACGGCGCTTGTAAGGGCAGGGCTGACCAGGGTTCTGGTCTTCCCAATCGTCGTACAGGTAGCTGTCCTGGGGATAGATCCCCACAATCTCACCTTTGTTCTTGGAGTTCTCGATGAAGGTGGTGTCCTTCGGGTTGCCACCGTGGATGACGAGCATCCGAGGGGTCTTGAAGAACATGCCGCGCTCGGTGTCTCCAGTGTTGAAGACGTGTTCGTAGTCGGCCTCCGCGTTGGGGAAGTCGTCGGCACTACCAACAAAACCGCAACGGTCAAGGGCATTTTGTTTGATGAAGAGACCAGGCTTGGTCTTCTCATTCAGGATTTGTGCGATAGCGAGTTCACGCATCACACCCTGATACTTCTCAGTGTTCAGGTAACGGTCAAGGACGGACATGAGTTTCGACGGTATGGACAGAGAAAAGGGCCTGGTAAACCAGACCCCTGCCTCTCGATCTGAAGTTAGCTGCGCCTTCGAATCGGCGCCATAAAATCAAAAGGGAATTTCGTCACCCCCAGGGACGGGTTGGGGGATTACGGTTGCCGTCGCCGGGGGAGCAGGTTCCTCTGTCTTGGGAGCAGTCTTTTCAGGGTTGTTCTTGCCGAAGAAGCTATACAGACCGCCCCTGACTTGCACCTTGTATGCACTGCGGGGACCGTCCTTACCTTGCCAGGTTTCGTAGCGAAGCTTGCCGCCGATTGCGAGTTGGCGACCCTTATAGACGAACTTCTGGAATCGAACAGCATCATCGCCCCAGGCATCCAAACGAAGGGGAACGCTGTCCTCCCAAGAGAAGTTCAGCAGCTTCTGCGCTGGAGCCTGACAAAGCATTCCGCAACCGAACAGATCTTCGCGGCGTTGCTCAGCAATGAAGCCAATGCCACCAGCAGCTTGAACCTGGTTCAGCAGTACGCCACCAGTAACAGTCTGGATGGGTGTAGTCGGCGCGACATACATTTTGTAGTCGGTCTTACTGGGATACATACGCCCAGTGAAGATCAGGTTGGTGCCCGGCTCGTAGGCGTCGATCACGAAAGAGTCACCTGCAGCCCTGGTGGGAATCAGGAAGACAGGGACCGGGTTGGCTTTCGCACCCATGGTTTGGATCTCGACATGCATGCAGCGGACGCCGCTTTCGGTCGAGGAAGGGCCGATGAACTTGGCAGTTGCAGTGATGAGGTTCATTTGACGTTGATGTCTACAATTTCGTGACCGATTCCGGCCTCATTGAGTAAAGATGAGGCCATACGGAAGCTGTCAAGCCACCGGTTGCACTCGAAGTTGTGGGCTGCAACAACGACGGTTGAAATGCCAGCGTTGATAAGTACAGCAGCACAGCGACTGCATGGATGGAAAGTGACGTACGCAGTGCAACCAGCAGTGCTGACACCGTGGAGCGCAGCAGTTGTGACAGCATTGACCTCTGCATGGACCGTCATTTCGTATTTGAGATCACGGTCAGTCAGACGCTCAAGCGAGTCTTCGACTCCCATGGGCAGACCGTTGTAGCCCACACTGACTACTTTCTTGCCTTTGACAAGGACGCATCCCACCTTTGTGCTGGGATCCTTACTCCAGCTCGCCACCTCATGGGCAAGCTTCATGAAGCGGAGGTCCCACTTCTCCTGCTTGAAGGGGTTCATTTGGTCAAAAGGTTGTTTTCGATACGGCTTTTGATTTCCTCCTGAATTTGGAGAAGCCGGTTCTCCCAGACCTCCATCCATTCTTCAAGGTCTTCATGCATCTCGACGAGTTCGAGGTAGCTGAATTTGGAAAGCGAGCCCTGTGTGACTTGCGGTTTGGGGGAATCCATGGTGCTTCGAGGGAGCCAACGAACTGTAGTTGGGTCGCATAGAATTGCACTATACAGAAATATTAAGAATCACATCACCGAAGTTCTTAATAGGTTGCTGAAATTATGTCTCAAACAAAAGCTCAACTAGTAAGTGTTGAAGGGGGTGTCGGCAATGGAACGGCGGCTCTTCCAGCTCTTACCGGAGATGATACAGACACTGGCCTTAGTTTTGGCACAAATGAAGTCAGTGTAAGCACCAGTGGGAGTGAACGTTTTAGGTTTGGCTCAGCAGGCCAGCTAGGGATTGGTGGCGCCACCTACGGCACCAGCGGTCAGGCACTCATTAGCGGTGGCTCTAGTGCTGCTCCAAGTTGGGGCACAGCCGGAAAAATTTTGCAGGTTGTTCAGGGAACAAAAACTGACACATCATCCTTTAGCGTTAGCAGCCAAGGTCAATGGAACGATGTTCTTTCGACAGCCATTACTCCTATAGCTGCAAACAGCAATATCCTTATTATGTGGTACACGTCGGTCGGGGTTGCTACTGTCAACCAGCGGGGCACAGCGAGGATCCTTAGAGATTCAACAGCCGTCGGAGTTGCAGATGCTGCAGGCAGCCGCATACAAGGCGCGTTCGGCTCCACAATGGTGACTGATTACACTAATTACACAATCCCTTTAAGTCAGAATTTTATGGATGACCCAACCTACACCTTGACGGACACAATAACTTACAAACTCCAAGTAAGTTATGAGCAGTCGGCAGGGACTGTGTACATCAACAGAGGCGGCAGTGATTCCGACGCCAACACATTCCATCGGGGTTCTACTTTTATGCAACTATTGGAGATTGCGGCATGAACCACGACGCTATTTATCTTGCCTACCCAAATGTCACAGAGATTCACGACAGTCTTGGAGCATTTGACATTGATGGCAACAAGGTTGAACTAGACCAGGCTCGTGTCGATGCGGCAGCTATTCAGGTAGCCGCTAAATATGCAAGGGTTGCACTTCGTCGTGAACGTAACGCACGTCTCGCTGAAACCGACTACCTCGCTCTTGCTGACACAACCCTTTCCGATGAAATGAGGGTGTACCGTCAAGCGTTGCGCGACCTACCATCTAATACAGCGGACCCCGCTAATCCTGTTTGGCCGACTAAACCCACTGCTTAATGAGTTTCCATCCAGTTGTGCCCCACTCTGGCCTCACCGGTCATGGGGCACTTCAGGTTGAAGTACTCACCTGACTTTCTGAACGAAGCAATCGCAAGCGTTTTGTATGCCTCAACAAACTGAGGCCGCACAAGCGCCTGGATTTCGTCGTGAACGTGGGCGACAAAAGCAAAGTCGATTCCCCACTTGAGGCCGAGTTGCTTCAGGTCGTCGTAAAGAATAGTTGTTGCCTTCTTTACGGTGATCGCACCTGTCGATTGCAGCAGCTGGTTCAAGGCCGAGTGACGGGAACGGATCTGAAGGTGACGTCCGTCAATGCCGGTCAGGTATCCCCGCTGGATGATCCGCTCATCAATCTTGTCCTTTAGCTGCTTGATGGCGGGCAGGTTCTTGTAGAAGGTATTGATAGTCTCCTTCCCAAGATCAGCCTGCTTCCATTCATTCAAAGTAGGGTCAATGACGCTACCAACCTTCTTCGATCCGGCCCCATAGAGCAACGCATAAATTAGTCGCTTACTGAGATCCCTTGTGGCCTTAGGGATGTCGCCGTTCCCATCGAAGATGCCAAACAGCTTGGCGTTATGTGTGTGAATATCGAACCCGTCTGTGCTGACGAGCTTGGCGTATTCACCCCCATCAAAGTGTGCTAGCCACGCCCCAAGAGCACGCAGCTCCAGACCACTGGCATCAGCACCGCAAAGAAGCCACCCCACAGGAGCAACAAATAAAGCTCTGCATTCCGCTCCATACTGATGTCCAACACTGGGAATTTGTGCCATGTTCGGACGCCGATGGCTGCAACGTCCGCTGATACATGCGTTAGTAATTACTGTACCGTGGATACAGCTGTCGTCAAAAACGCGGCTATGTTTTAGCCACGCTTCTTTGCCCTCAGCAATCTGGCCCAGCCTCTTATTGAGTAGCTGGTACTCAGCGAGGAGCTGAGCTTCCGGGTATTTCGCACCAAGCTTTTCAAGGACTTCATCATCAACCTTGACATTGCCTTTCTCCGTTTGGTCGAAACCAATTTCAGGGTAACGCTCTTGTAAACGCTGTGCGGTTTGTTGACGCGAACCGGGATTAAATAGAACGACGCGATCCTTGAGTCTTTTGCCTGTTCTTTCGGAGACACGCTCCTCAACAATTGGCGGAAAAACTTCTTGAAGCTGATCGTGGATTTCCGACCGTCTCGTTTTGAGTTTGTTAACCAACCCGAATGCGGCTCTTTCATCGAAGGGGAATCCAAACTCCTCTTGCATCGTCATGATAGCCGCGAACTCATGTTCGAGCTCGAAGCATCTTGGATCTAACTCTTGCGTTTGGAAATATTCATAGAGCACTTTGGTAACGAGGGTGTCCTGTTCGCAGTACACCTGCATCTCCTCGGACCAATGCTCCCAAACATTTTCCTTGGCTACAGATTTTTTAGCTTGATCCTCAGTGAATTTTATTTTTGCAACGCCGAGACGCTCGCCCCACGCAGCGAGAGAGTGCTTGCCTTTGTACTTACTTGCAATGTGTGGGTACTTTTGTGTGTCAACAGTTTCCATCTCTGGAGTTAACACACGACTGATAATTAGGGTATCGTGAATTTCACATTTTTCGTTAATTTTAAATGTAGGGTAGACCTTGGCTATCCCTCGTAAATCAAAATTGATAAAATTATGACCTACAATTAGGTCAGCTTTTTCTAACAAACCGAGCCCAAATTCTACGGGGAAATAGTTACCGTGATTAGAGCAACTTATGACCTCATTGTTGTCAAGATTCCTGAGTACAAGACTGTGCACACGGTTCAATTCATGAAGGAGACCGTTTGTCTCAATGTCGCACGCGAATCTCAACATCAGACAGATTAGAAGAAGCGCTTGTAGAGGGTTCCGATGTTCACGATATAGAGGTCGTCGATGATGTCACTGCTCTTTAACCGTTCTTGAATGTTTTTCATCTCGGTTCGATCATCGAGACAGATCGCTCTGTTAAGACTTGTAGTACTACTGACTGGTACTAGTTGCACCGAGGACCGATCGTCCGTATAGCAGAGCACGTTCTGGTTATCAAAATCGCAGAAGACGAAGCCGGATTTCACATCATCCCCCTTGGTTTTGGTTGGGGATGGCTCGCATCATGAAGATGTCGAGTGCGATGTGCAGGAACAGGGGGACCATCTCGAAAGCCTTAGGGGGCAGGCCACCGAAGAGTGCATCGAGCTTGTCGTTCAGGTCAGTCCTGTGAAGATCCTCGAATTCGATTGCAAGCATCTGCGCGACATTTAAGATGAAGTCACTGGGCTCCTCGTCTTGATGCTTGAGTTGTTCCATCAATTCCCAGAGTTCTGGGTCTCTTTGGATCATCGCTAGTAGTTCTTCCACGATGTCATATAGAACACGCCGCAAGTTTACAAGCTCTACATTTGCCGTAGGAGATCACCTATGCAAGGTTTTTCTGGAGCCGAGAGTTGAATATCGCCCAGGCTATTGGTTATGGAATACCGGCTTTGCTGTCGGAAAGTCGCAACGACAACTCAACGATTGGTATTGGAGACGCAACAATAGGAGAAGACGTTCGTTAGATGGAAACTTCAAAGGTAAGGTTGGAATCAAAGCCATCCGCAGAGGCTTTCTGGAAGTCCTGCGTCTTCGTTGGGCTCTTGCCCCTGGCGATGTCCTTGTTATTGACAGCACTTCTGGCCATCCAGCTAAGCAATTTGCTGCGTTCAGCTGGTGGCGTCGATACCATCCCGAATGGACGGTCAACGAGGACTCGCTTGAGTTCTTCTGGCACCGACCTCCTTATCCAGACGACTCGGTCTGGGATCACTTCGAAGTGATGGGTATTACTCCGCCTAAACCTCTAGAGAACACGGCGGATCAGCGCTATTTCGATTGCTTTCTTGTTCGCTCAGCTCCTCTAGGTACTGTTGGATCCAGTCACCGAATAGTTGATCTATTAGACCAGGCTCAATCCAATGAACCACTGCATGAATAGCACTGCGTAAGGCCTCCTCATTCTCAGGAGACCTTTCTTCAATCATCTTTAGGATCGTCAGTTCCAGCCACTTGTTCGGGTTCTTGACTGGGTCAACGAACTTCATTCGATCCCGATGACGATGCACTTGAGTTTACCGTCTTTATCCCTCAGCTCGTAGACCGGGTACTCACCGTCGCCGATCTCCGTGTCGAACGCCGTGTAGAGGTTGCATGGTGGAAACTTGACTTTACCTGTTCGAGCAGTTTTGACCAGGCAAGGATCAACAATACAGAGCGAACCGGAATCACTACAGACCGAGCCTATTAACTTGGGCTGCGTCTTGGATAGCACGGTTCATGCTCGACAAGGTGTATAGACCTATTATACATCTGGGGCCGAAGAAGAACAGCGGCAGGCCCTGGGGAGGTGTGATTTTTGCTGTTTCTCACACCTGGAAACTGAACAACCTTGCCGGCGACGCTATCGGTGAGGTTGCACCCCAAAACCTTAAGGATGTTTTTATATTGAATGTTCCTCTGTAAACGGTATTAATTGCTACTGAATTTGTAGAGTTAAATCAGTTAAGAGGAACACCCAATGACTAATCTAACTTACAGGGGCAATCAGTACTGCAAGGAGGAGCAGGCTGAGATTGATCGCCTTGACTGGAACCATCGTCACCGCCCTCAGCTGACTTTACGTTACAGATTCCGCAGCTATCGTCCTTACAAGACTGGTGGTCAGCATCCTTCGCCATTTTAATTTATCCGTAGTTTGAATAATATAAGACCAGCTAATCTCTCGGTTCGCATATCCCTTCGGAACGTGCGATCTTGATGATTAGCTGGTTTCTGTACTCGTGATTTTCTGGTTTGGAGAAGAACGGATCGTTGTAGACAGTCGCGATCAGTTCGTCTCGTGCGTCGCATTTGGGTCTTTCAGACATAGGTTGAGCTGAAGAGACTAGGCCTAGCGTAAGGAAAGATACAAGAAATGGTGGAATAAATCGATGCATTTTTATGTTCCTCCTTCTTAAAACTCTACGCCCCCTAAAAACTAGGTAGTAATACCCACACAAATGGCACTTTTTTGACCGTCTATGGTTGATTTTTGATTAGGTGCGGCTACATTTTTGAATGTCTTACTAATTTTTAAAGACTGTGATTAAGAAATTTGTTGCAGCAATGATTGCATGTGGCGCTGTCGCCCCCGCTGCAAACGCTGGCCCCTACCTCAACTGGGAATCCAATGCCTCTTTCACTGGCAATACCTACAATTCTGCTCTGCACGAGCTGCACATTGGATGGGAAGGATCCAACGGTCCTACTTCCTACTACATTCAGGGTGGACCTGCTGCCTCGAACGTCAGTGGCGCAACTGGCACCGACGTCGAGTTCTCCGGTAAAGCAGGCGGTGCAGTGGCCGTCGCCGAGAAAGTTAGCGTTTATGGCGAAATCTCGATGATCACCGCTGCCCAAAATGGTTACGGCGGTAAGGCTGGTGTGAAGTACACCTTCTGAGCCTAATCCAAACGAAAGCCTGGGTATTAACTACCCAGGTTTTTTTGTGTGTGTGCGTAATTTAATATAGGTAAATGGCTCAAGATGATTCCAAGTACACGAAACCCGAGATGCGGGAACGCATTAAGGATCGGATTATGGCTGGCTCTAAGGGCGGTAAGCCTGGCCAGTGGTCCGCACGCAAGGCTCAGATGCTAGCCAAGGCCTACAAGGAGAAGGGCGGCGGTTACAAAGGCGGTAAGAGTGAGGGCCAGAAAGATCTCAAGCGCTGGGGTAAGGAGAAGTGGATGACTCGCGAGGAGTACGAGAAGAAGAAAGATGACTGAAGTACACTCAAAGATCGATGCGATCATCGGCGAGCTTGAGAAGGCTTCGCGTACTCACGCTAATCAAGCTAAGAAACTTGGTGTGATTCTTGATACCTTAAAGAAGGCAAAAGAGAAGAACAGCTGACTAACTTAGAATAGTTTTATTAGAGGGTTTCAATGGCAAGTTACGTGTTTTCAGATAGCATCTTCAGCACAGATGCTGATTTAACTCAGCCTCAACTTGGCACTCTTACCCAAGTGGCTGAGAATAATTTGCTTAGCACAACAGATTACACCCTGATTGTTTCTGTCTCAAACATCGATACAAATGTTGTCGTTCAGTTGGATGGAAGCATTGATGGCACTAACTTTGCTCAGATCATCGGCCCCCAGACCATCCTGGCCGATGGCCACTCTGTCTTCAGTGTCTCGGGTCGTCCCGTCAAGTTCGTGCGTCCTCGCTGGGTATCTGAGGCTGGTGGCACTGATGCAGTGGTTACCCTCTCTGTGGCTGCGGCGTGAAGCTCGCACTAGCGGCTCTTCTTCTCTTTCAGGTTTCAACTTTCATCGTCTCTTGGGAGATGGATTGTGATCAGTATTGGGAAGCAGTGCAGAGCCTGAGGAAGGATCCTTACTTTGCGAAGGTAGAGAACAGGCAGGCTCGTGCATTTATTCTTAGGTTGTATAAAGCCAGGACGGACCCTTCCTGCTACGTAAATATTGCTTGAGCTGTATTAAACTGAATTATCGGTAAAGTGTAATGGCACCTGAAAAGCGTTCAATTCGCCAGAGAGTAGATGACGCATTAACTTCGTATCTGCGTAATACTACGACTGATCAAGAGATCCTTGATTTTTATGGTGAGGGAAAAATCGTTGGCCGTAAGGGAATACCTTCATCTAGAGCAGAATTGTTAAACCAAGTCTATGCCTCTAGGTCTTTAAATGATTCGCCGTTGCGACCCACTGCAGATCGACCTGATTTCGCGGTCGGGGGAATCGACCAAGAAATTGGTTACGACTACAGAACTTCTGATCTTCCAGATACGCTCGATCCCAAGTCGAAACGTGCCTGGCAGATGACATTCGGGGAACTGCCTAAGGATTTTGGATCATCCCAACTTACTCCGGCTGCCAAACAGTTCCTACAAGATTTTAGAGTTCCTCAGAAGACAGGAAGCGACTTTAGTTTTGCCACGGGTCCTAACATTCAAGACCGCATAGATTATGAAACAGCTCAGTTAGTTGAGGATCCTACATATAAAAGACGTCCTGAGTTACTTCAAGAGAAGCTTTCGGAAGTAAGAGGTCAATCACCTGAGATTGGTGCGTTTTCAGGACAACCCCAAACTCCAAGGACATGGAAAGAACGTGGTTATATCAGCCAGGCACCTGAAAATCTCAAAGCAAATGTGTTAAGGGCATTCAAAGATAAGATTTTTGACGCACAGGGTCCTTTCGGAGGTGTATCTACTCTGACTCCTGTGCGCCAAAGTTCAGCAACGAATCCTGATTGGAGAGCGGATCTTTATGAAAAAGCTGGTTTAGCTGGTCCTATAAGTGAGCAGCCTTATGCAAGTGGGTATGGTGGTGGAACAAAGGAAGTACAGAGGTTTACCACTGGCAACGAGCGCTTACTGCCACTGCAACCATATACTGAGTTTATTGATGATTATGATGCAACGAAGCCCAGCGCGTTAGCAACAAAGCCTGCACCTGATTTCACGCCATTGCAAAAGAAAGTCGGCACCCGTAACTACCTAATCGCTCGGAATCTCTTACAAGGCCGTGGCATTGTTGACAATCCTGCGCTGCGACGTGCCGCCAAGAGTGGACTTACCATAGGCGCTGCTGATTTTATTCCGAGCAGGGAAGCAATCCGGGATTTTTACAGCGGTGATTATGGCAGTGGTGCTAAACGTATGGCTACGGATTTTGCTGTAGGCGTTCCTTTGACAGTTGGCACTGGTCTCGCTGCAGCCGCTTTCCCTGCCGTAGCCTCCAGTCCTCTCTTGCCCGCCGCTGGAACTTATCTTGCTATGAGAGCAGGCGCTGAGGCTTTAGATGAAACTTCTAGACAACAAACGGGTGAAACCTTAAGTGACAAAGTCAGACATACGCTGAATAAGCTCGCCCCTGGAGTCATGGGCACGCCTTCTACAGGTGCAGCATATGCTGGTTCTGAGCATGCGCTTCGTAAGCAAGAACGCCTTGAAAGAGAAGGCCGTGAAGCGAGCGAGGCCTTGGCTACTGGAAGCTGGCGTGATCAGCCTTTAGTCGTTCCCAAGATTGAAGCGTTGACCGGCGCATCACTAGAAGCTCACAACAGGCAACAAGCAGAGAGGATTGCGGCCAGAGATGAAAATGTACTTCAGCGTCGATTACGTTTGGCTAGAGAAAGATTCAACCCTTCAAGGGGCGAATTCGGTTTAACAGAACTTTTAGTTGGAAGGTAAATGGCAGACAAAGCAATCGAACCAGGAAAGAAGTCAACCGAGCGCTACCTCCCGAAGGAGGCTTGGGCAGCTATGTCCAAGGCGGAACGCAAGGAGACCGATGACAAGAAGAAGCGTGAGAGCCGTAAGGGTAAGCAGTTCGTAGAGAACACAGAGACTGCAAAGAAGGCTCGTCGTGCAGTAAGCAAGGCAGAGAAACGCAAGATGGGTCAGAAATAAATGTGTTGCACGTTTGTTAAATCCACCCCAGAATGAGTGCACCATAATTATTTCGTTCATACGTTCTCTGTATGAAGAAGCTCCTTCTGTCTGCAATCGCAGCCGCAACATTCTGTGTACCTGCAGCCTTTGCTGGTGAAGACAAAGTAAAGACCTGGAGGAGCTACGACTCCGTGGGCTGCATGATGCTCAGGGAGTGTCAGCAGGGTGTAGATACTGTCATCTCTTGGGAGAGCCTGGGCTCTGGTATGGAGCCTTTCAAGGAAGAGATTGAGTCGATCCTTACTTCCCTGTATGGCGTAGGCATCAATGTTTACCTTGCAGACAATCACTACTTCCTTCCGCGCATGCGTGGGTTGTATGACGTCGCAGGTAACAACCTCTTCCTGAATCGCTACTACATCGGTGAACCCACCAAGATGATTCAGGTCCTCCGCCATGAAGGCTGGCACGCTGCTCAGGATTGCATGGCAGGCACCCTCGATAACAACTTCACCGCGATCATCCACCCTGAGGAAGAAGTCCCAGGCTGGATTCGCCGTGGTGCCGAGCGTACCTATCCCCCGAATGCAGTGCCCTGGGAGGCTGAAGCAATGTGGGCGATGTATTCCAACACCCAAACCAAGACTGCGCTTGAGGTTTGTGCAAGCTCGTCGAAGATGTGGGAAGTATTCCAACCCACTCCTTTGACTGCTAAGTGGTTGAAAGAACAGGGTTTTATGGACTAGTTAAGGTTAGAGTGAAATAGTTAGAGATAAACATATGCTCTCCTCGAAATATCGCTTGCGGCTCGAGTTCATCTGCAAGCGAATCGCAGACCGAGAAGAAGTCCAGCTCGAAGACATGATTTGGGCGGACAAGTTGGCCAAGGCAAATCGATCTGCCGGGGAGATGCTACGAAAGGCTAGGCGAGTCGCTAACAATCCCGACATGCAAGAGGGATCGTTAGATGATTTCATGAACAAGATGGACCTAGGTGATCCTGATCCGCAACGCCATCGGACTGGATTCGACAGTGTTGATCAGATCGTAGAATGGTTTCACGATGACAAGCCTGCTGATTGGCGTCAGAGAGATTAATTAAATGGGACAAACACGGAGTAATGCAGAGCAGACCGGAAGGCGGACGTACAACAATGCGAAAGGCACTATGACTGGTCTCGCTGGTGTGCGTCAGTTCCTCATGGAGGACGCTGCTAGACGTAAGGGAGCAAGTGCTCAACCGCCTCCGGCCCCTGCAGCCCCGCAGATGTCAGCTGACGACAGAGCCTATTTGGAAACGAAACGGCGCATGGCGGCCATCCCTGAAACAGAGGAGGGACGGCGTTCCTATCTAGTTGATGAGAAAGGCTCCCGAGCAGAGGAGTATGGCTGGAAGGGATCTAATCGCAGTCAGTGATCGGTCCGCCGTGAAGCCAGGCATCACATGTCCTGGCAGCAGCGCACTTGAACTTGAACAGTTGGCAGTAACCCAAGTTGGCCAGGTCCTGAACGTCGTAAGGATCTGCTGCTTTGGTTTCGTTGATGCCCTCGATCATGCAGTCGATGATCTTTGAGGTCTGGTCGAACGCAGCGCAGTTGCCGCAGCGAGCAGTCTTTACAGTGTCAACGTCACTCTTCCAGAGCTCCGCCTTCTTCTCCCAGAAGCCAGGGTCTGGTGCGTCAGGATTCAACGGACCGTAGCCGAAGTTCTTGATCGTCCAGTCTCGGTTCTTGATGTTCTCTTTGATGTCTTTTGTAGCTGTAGGACATGCCTCACCTACAGCACTAACGGTCTTACCGAGTAAGACGGTTACCTTTGGGTCTTGTTCCATCATTGTGCGTTACTAACTCGCTCGACCTTCCTCATGATTGTTCCAAGTTGGTCGTAGTCTTTGCCATAGCAGTTGTTGACTGCCATGTGAGCCTGGCGCTCCTTGACGACGACGTAGATCGCCTCCAGCTCTTCCTTGGTGAAATGCGTAAGCAGATCAGTCATATGTAGCAAGCTCCTTCAAATAGTCGTTGTAGCCCCTGGAGAAGCACAGACTGATGAAGGCGGCTTGAGTTGTACCTTTTGGCAGGTAGCCCTTTTCGAGAAGCGTATCGAGAGTTGATGCAAGCATCAGCTTCTCGTTGTTGCTTTTGATCAGTGGAAAGTATCGCTGTATGCCGTCGGCCTCAGACATTTGCTTGTCCCGGATTTTATTTATTCTACGGTCTTACTTTTTATGTCAAGAATCGCTGTCAAAAAGTAAGAATTTTTTCACATCCTTGTCCTTGGCTGCGATTAGGTTCTCGATCATCTTCAGCTTCTTCTCTGCATTCAGCGCACGGGTGCTCCAATAGACCAGGTGTCGATTGGTTTTATCCAGTTCAGTTTCTAAAGCAGTTTGAAAGAGCGCAGAAGGACTGATGTTCACATCCGATTCCTTCCACTTGGTGTGTAATGCTTCAGGAACCGATACGCTTAAAACTACTGCCACGGCATAAAAAAACATGCTACCCATAAGATAGCATGCTCTTCTTAGTATTAAAGTTGTGGTCAGACAGCCAGCCTGATGTCGTCTTTGAGAGTGACGGGCATGGGCTCACTCACGCATAGACAGCTGGCGACTCTTAGATCGTTGGCAAAGTCCTCAGCCTTATCAAAGTCTGGGAAGTGGGCTGCGTGTGCGTCCTGGTCAACGTGGTAGACGAGCACCACCCAGGATGAGATTGCAGGCGAATTCATTGGGTTTCTGAAGCCCCTTTAACCTAGCAATCTAAGTTCACCCAATACCGCAGAGAGTGTTAAGTCTCAGACTACGAACGGACCAGACTTGTAATACAGCTCGGGGTTGTTCCGGACAAAGTCGTCGGCCTCCTCAGGGCCTGTGATCTTCACCACTTCAGACTTTCCGGTGGTTCGGTTTTGGCTTAAGACGGCCCATGCCAGGGTGATTCCATCCGTCGTTTTCACTGCTGCTTCCATCGCAGATATCTCGTTCGCGTATTCAATTATGCGGTAAATACTCTTGCACTATGCAAGGTTGCTTCCATTGAAAAACCATTGCTACCACTGGAGTTTGGACTCCTTACGGTAACAATGGCTTGAAAGAACTAACCGAAAAAAAGGTTAAGTCTTAGAAGAGGAGGTCGTCGTCCAGGAGATCGTCGTCGATCACGGTTGCAGGGGAACCGAGAAGGATGCTGGCGGCCACGCTGTAGCTCAGGTTGCTGCCCTGATCAGGTCGGCGCGGACCACCTAGTAGTGCTTGTGCAGCGTGCCATTGCCGCATGTCACGCAGCTGGTTGCGGGGGGTGAAGAGGCCCATTCCACTTGTGCGGATTACCGCCTCAGCTTACATCGGCGTTGCCGAACATGTCACTCTCTGAAAGGTGAGGAAGTATGAACTCAGGCTCGAAACCGTATTTGATGTTATCGATCAGCTCGAGAGTCTGGTCCAGGGCCAGCTCTTGCTCGCCGTGGATCCCATCGAGGAAGATCGGATCGTCCATAAGGTCCTCGAGACACCGGTACGCAGTCTCAAGAGTTTCAACGATAGAACGGATGCGCTTTTCCACGGAGCAGTCCTCTTTCATTTTCTTGATGGCGTACGTGTGTAAATTCATCTCACATAGTTTAATTTAGTCATCCTCAGTTTTATCCCAGTTCCCTTTGATTTCAAATGTATATCCCAGAACGGTTCCAGTATCTGGATCCTCTTCAATAAATACGTCGCGCCAGTCATCGTCTTCACGCTCCCAGAGCATGTGCAGAGCCTCAACCTGGGCGTCGACCTCTTCCATTGTTTGCTCAGTCTTCCAGTCGCACCAGTCGACGAAGCAGTAGGCACGGATCATCTTGATGATCTTGTTGTTCATCCAGCGTGCATCGAAGTTGACTAGCATCACCGTCACTTCGTAAGCAACCGCATTCAGGATGTTGTACTTCATAAGAGACTCTGAGTTATATACCTATTCTGCTACGCACATCCCGACGCTATGATTGCTGTATAAATAGCTACGGAATCCAATGAATTTAGCTTTTCTCTCCTACATAGATGCCAAGAAGAAGCGTCAAGCCCGTGAAAAAAACAAGTACAACCTGGCCGTGATGCAGGATGTCAAGGAAGGTCGCAAGATGGCCTGCGATCTTGTCGACTGCAAGTGAACACGATAAAGCCCGAGGTCATGCCTCGGGCCTATCCGGCGTATTCAGGTATTCAACAATCAACTTGCTGAGCGTTCTGTACCGCAGATACCAATCAGGCATCAGCTTGTGAGCCAGGAACTCTTCCTCTTCGGCATAGTCTCCGTAAATGCGCTCGAGGATCTCCATCCTCATCTGGTCCTTGGTCATGGGGGGGGCCGAAAACGAAAGTAAATGAGCTAGAACGAAAGCATTTCGGCTCGCCTAGTCGTCGTCATACCTGAGAATGTAGACGATAATCCAGGCAACGCCAATGAGTACAATTGCTAAACCAATTGAGACGCCCCAGGGGAAGTCCGCCATTTCTTGATTGCGTAGTAGGAACAGCCTGAAGCCTCCGGAGTTCCAAATTCTGGGACGTCGAAGTTGCAGCCGTTTTCCATATTGTATTCACATGTAGTGCAATCCTTGGTGTGTTTATTTACAACCCCTGGTTTTCTATCTATATATAGTCTTAGCTGGTGGAGGAGACGTTCGTTCTCTATAGCCTGGCGATAGAACGCTTCAGGTACTTCGTAACGTGTATCCTCGTGGCTACAGCTTGTGCAGAGGTAACGCCTACGACGTGTAGTAGACATTATGAGCTTCTTTAGCTCTGTGTTCTGAACGGCATGCATGCCGCATTTGTCGCAGGCGAAAGATTCCATGAGGGTTCAGAGTTTGGTGCCGCGAACTTTGACCTTGTCCTTGAAGTCCTGCGACCATTCAACCTGCCACTTCTCGACAGGTATCTCAGGTGGCTGCACCGAATACCATTTGTGATCGCAGTCGCGACACTTGCGATACCTCACCGTTTCAAGGGTGGATGGTATTCGATGCGTGGAGATCACACCGATGTTCTTCGACTCGCAGCTGGGGCAAGAGAAGAACGCGATCTTAGGTGTCATACCAAAGGGCTTCAGAGATGATCGGGAACTGCTGCTGGAACAGGATCTTCGCTTGGTTGGCGATGGTCCTGTGTTCGTATTGAGTGGAAGGATCAGTGCGGAGCTCTAGGTAATGAATCCAAGAGCGGATCGTTCCGTTCATGTAGAGCCGCGTGGGGCTGCACATTGGAAGGTGGCGACGTGCAGTCTCCTTGGCCACGCCCATCTCGAGCATCGTTTTGTAGAGCTCGTGGCCTTCCTTGATGTGTCGGTAGGTCAGTTCCTCGAGCATGTCCTGCTGCTCATCAGTCAGATCATCGATCGAGTTCTGACGATTGTGTGAGTCCTGGCGACGGAACTTTGGTAAGGGTGCCTGACCTGTCTCGGCGTAGCGTTGTGAATGCTCCTGGAATGAGAAGCTCCTATGTCTAATTATTTGAGCCGAAATATCGCGCTGGGTGTATATCTCAACGCACATATTTGCCATCTCGAAAGGAGACCAGTGCTTGTGCTTGATCAGATACTTAAGTAAACGTGGAGCCGTTGCAAGATTATCTTCATTCTCCGGTGCACTAACGCGAGCCATCTTCACGATCAGCTTCTCTGCATCTGGAGTTGCCCAGGCCAGGGTGCAGCTCTCCCGGAGTTTCATAGTCAGACCTCGTAACGTGCGGATTGAGCTTCTTTCTCAAGCTCATGTTCATGGATCACTCTATTTACCTGGACCCAATCTGCAACCGTTCGACCATCCCAAAGCACAGAAGCTTCAGTACGGATTGCGTAACCCTTCTTGGACGCTGGAGTCTTCACTTTCATCTCGCGAAACTCCATAATTTCTCCTCTTTTGAAGGGGAGATTATCCATCGTTCCGATTGCTCGTCTCGGACGCTCGGCAACACGTTGGCCGATCTCAAAGGTGCGCTTGGCTTTCATTTGGATTGGAGGTAGGTTTCGAGTTCGGATTCGTGGATGATGCGGATGTCATCCACCCAGTCAAAGGATTGACCGTTGTCCCACTGGATCTGGTTCTGCCACCGATGAGCGAACCCTGAAGCAGCTGTTGCGCTCCGTTGGGCCTTCCTCTCCCTTGCGATGATTACCCCGCGTCGTACGGGCCTCTGCTTAGGAGTGTTGGCGCAGGTGATCGTGGTGTTAGTGGGCTTCTTGCACACCCGGTCCCCGACGTTGAATGTGCGGTTGAGGCTTGTCTTTGGCATGGAGACAATGCGTTGGATTGTTGGGGGACTTACGAGCACACGCTTAATGCAGGCCTATGGGGCACTGGTCCTGGAACCACCTGCACTCCTCGAAGGGAACCTTGGCTTCTGGGTAGAGGCTGCAGACCGCACCACTTGGCCCGAGCAGTGCCCAGCGTTTCCCGGCAGCGTGATAGTCGGAATGATCATCCGGCTCCGCCCCTTGGTCTCAGTCTTGAGGTTTGTCCGTGGACTCGAGCTGCAGCTTGTCCCATTCAGCACGAACCCTCATCCAGTGTTGATGGCACACTTGGTTTTGTTCGTCGTACTTTGCTTTGATCACAGATCTCTTAGTGACTTGAGCTGCTGCAGCTGTGTAGAGGTTGTAGATCTCCTCCTGAAGATCATCTAGGAAGCTTTGAAGGCGCTCGCATTCAGCCTCGCCACCATCCTCAAGTGTGAAAGGTACTTCTGCTTCGAGTTTTGTGTGTGCTTCAGTGCGGCACAGAAGGTTCCACTGAATCTTTGAGATGTTGGACTCGAAGCCTTGTTGCTGCTCAAGTAACTCATCTCGAAGATCGCTGGCCTGTTTGTGCTCAGTATCCTTGGCGAGATACTCTTCCCAGGATTGATCAGACATTGGCTTGTGCTGTTTGGTTGAATTCCTGGAGCAACATCAAGGTTGTGTCGACGGTTTGTCTGACAACCTCAGCTTGTTCTCCGAGCTTTGCCGCTAGTCCTTCGGCCACCAGCGTTGCGCTAGCAGCCTTGTCTTCATCAGGCGCCATCACCGCAAGGATTAGAGCAGTGGTCAGCGCCTGGACGTCGTTCTGAAGGTCCACTTGATCCTTAATCATGGAACTCAGCGATGAAGGGACCTTCGGATGGACCTCCGCCAATGCGGTCAACTGCTCCTTTACCCAGGTTGTTGAATGCTTGCTGGGTAGCAAGCTCCTGGTTGGTTTTGTTGACCCGGATCTTGGGGATGGATCCTTGTGAACTCTGGGCAGCAGCCTCGAAGAAGGCCTGCTCGAAATCACGCATCGGATCAATGTGAGCAATCTGCTTGAGATGGTTCACCATCGCCTTGGAGGCGCCGACTTGAGCAGAGATGTTGCCAGCTTCCTTTGCATCCAAACGATCTTGCTGGAGGCCCGCCAGGACCTGGGCAAACATGAATGCACGATCCGAAGGAGCCACTGCTTCAACCAGTAGCTCGCGGCCTTCACGGACATAACTCCGCGCCGATTGCGCCGAGCACCCGTACTTTTCGGCCAGGTGCTTGACGATCTTCCGGGCAGGCCAACCTTCGGATAGAAGATCGGAGGCTTCCTCACTGCGTAGTTCCTTGTCGCTTGCAGGCCCGCGTGTCATTTGGCTTTCCCCCGGACGTGTGCCGTGAATACTGCTTCGGCCTTCCCGTTGAGCTGCTCCTTCTTCTCAGCAGCCTTCAGGTCGATGCGCTGCTCCTCGAGCTTGACGCGCTTCTCCTCCAGCTTCTCGGAGTAGGTCCAATGGGCTGTCATCACCTTGGTGATTACATAGCTGCCATCAGGGAGGGTGATGCTGTCCTGTTCACCTGCAACGAGGTGACGGGTGAGGGCATCCTTGATAGGGCCGAGCTCCTCAGTGAGGGTCTTGATCTTGCTCTGGATATCGCGGTACTGGGTCACCATCTCCATCACAGGATCGGCAGTTGGCTTGACCTCAGCGACCTGGATCTTCCGGGGGCGGCCAGGGCCACGCTTGGGCTTGGTGACAGTCGTTGCTGCTGCGATTGGGGGCAGGCTCGCGCCTTTGGTTTTGGTGCCTTGCTTAGTGGATTCGATCATTGGTTCAGTAGATAAGGGCTTTGGTAGTGGAGGGACACTCTCGTCAATTACATAACGGTGTCCTCCTCTGGTTCACAGATCAGGTTGGCTGCTTTGCTGGCGTCAGCAAGAGCCTTTCGGAGTACATCCGGTCCTTCCTTGAGAACCTCAATCCATGTTTTCAGATACGCGACGTGGTTGAGCTCATCGCTGCTGATCTGTAACCTCTTGCAAACTAAGAATGCGCCCAGCTCAGCTACAAGTTCTTCCCTGGCGTAGGACGTTGTTCCGTACGGCCCGGACATGTCACGCTTCAGACGGGAACTGTGACCTGTGGAGTGGATTTGTTCATGCGCCCAGGTCGAATACAGGCCTTCACTGGTGTGGAATTGATCACGGGTGGGCATCGTGATCGTGTCCTCAGAGTGGCTGTAGAAGGCCTTGTTTCCGTTCCACGTCGTAGGCACTGACCAGTTGTTCAGGACCTTCTCAGCGCCTTCCAGGCGTTCCGTAGGTGTCAGCTGGACGTTGTTCTCGCACTCGGCCAAGATCTGATCGTCGAGTAGCGCCTGGGCTTCCTCATCAATGCCCTGGATGTCGTGGACATTGAAGATCTTGGTGTACTTAAAGGTGGTGTAGCCCGACTTGATTGGGTTGCCGTCGCTGTCCTTCAGTTCGTTCCCGTCTTCGTCCCTCTTGTTAAAAGAAACCTTGACGGGCATCAGGATCTTGCAGCCCTTGGTTCCCTTTCGAGGATGCCAGCGGTGTTGCTTTGCTTGCCCAGCTCCAATCCACAGCGGATGGGTGTAGCAGCGAAGGGCCATCCACAGTTCCAAGATCGCAGGATTGCTGCCCCTGTAGCTCGTACCTGTCAGCAGGTTGCGGTGCTCGCCCCTGGCCTGGTACGTCGTCCAGTCCCTCCGCCATGGGTTGATGTTTTGAGCGAACAGGTTGATGAGATGTTGAGTCATCTCTTCGTCGCCCCGAAGCAATGCTTCCTGGGCTGATTCCTTCTTGGAAGATCTTCTCGAGCCTCGGCCTGAGGATCTCTCTTTCGTAGTGGTCATTGTCATCGAGATCATTGAGGGTGAGTTCGCAGATGCGAATGGATTGATGGAAGGCCATGTCGACCAGGAACTTCTCTAGTTCGTGATCAGGACCGAGGATGCATCGAGCAGCCGTTCCGATAACTAGCTTTTGTTGTGGCGTCAGCTTGACGATTCGTTCCCCTCGCTTAGGCTCTCGTTCGAGAGACCTATTGAGTGGACATGTCTTCCACCAAGCATCGATTTCTTCAGCAAGCCATAGAGCCTTTCCGTAGTTGAGGATGGGTGGGTTCTCCTTGATCGGGGCAGGCATCTCCTTGACACGGACCAAGCGATCGATGGTGTGTCGTGATAAGCCAGTGATGTCGATGACCATTGGCTTGGAGTAGTAGGGCTCGGACTCTGGCCGCTTGGAGAAGCTGGCGTCCTTCCTCACCCATTCGGGATTCTTCCCTGGGTTCTGCACCCGCGTGACCTTGACTGAGATTCCTTTGTAGCTTTGGTCAGGCATGTCCCACTGGTGTTTCGTCTCGGACCTCGAGCACCTGCTGGATCGCTGGGAGCACGGTGTTCTCGAGGAGCTCCATCTGTTCGTCGGTGTACTCGGCGAAGTTCTTGGGATCCTTCAACAGCCGTTTCATCCTGGTGTCGAACAAGGTGAGAAGGGAATCAGCGTCGAGGCTGTAGATGTTGTAGGGGCTCATGGTCCTTTGATTGATCCGTTCAGGAAGGAGAGGTAGGTGACGCCATCGTCAGTCCATTCGAGGTCGATCACCGTGTCGGGATAAAGCTCAGAAAGGTCGAAGGCTGTGTCGATGATGTAGTTGGTGTTGAAGGATGATTCCCTAAGCCATGGAAGGGTCTCGCTACGGAGCGTGAGCCTAAGGTCGGGGAAGTTGTCCCGTGTGTAGCGTTTGCATCGACTTCGTTGTGAGAAGGCCAACTCCCACATGTCTGATGCATGACTGACCCAGTCGCGTGGATTGATCATGTCCTCAGGCCTTGATGTTGAGGGTTGCCTCGAGTTCCTCCTTCTTCTTGAGTAAGCGGATCCTGGTGCCGGAGTCATGGATCGTGTCGAGCAGTTGGTTCACCTGGCTCAACAGGTCCTTGAGTTCAGTCTTGTTAGCGCTGCAGCTGGGATTCCGAGAGATCATGGGTCTGCGGTAGTGGCGGTGGGACCGGGATGGAAAGGACGAAGTGCAAGGTGATCAGGTTGAGGATTCCGATGAAGATGATCGGTCCGTGCTTGTCGATCGCTTGTCGCGCTGGGCTTCGAGGAGGAGCTGCCTTCGGAGTTGGTCGCTCATAGGTCTTGAACTTCGGGAGCTTGATCGGGCGTCGTCCGTTGGCGGCAAGAGGTTGAGGTTCTTTCCTTCGGAATCGATCTGAGCTTGAAGGTGCCTTGCGAAAGCTCCTCGGGATGGAGCTGTGTAGCGATCGGTGCGTCGCTTGGTCTTGGAGCGGGGTCGGCCCATGCGGAGAGGTCGAGACAGGTAGAAGATGCCGTAGACGTAGGAGACGTGCAAGTAGCTGTCGCATTAGATAACGTCTCCTGACTGGTAGTCGAGCAGATCACCGTCGTCGCCTGGGTTCTCGAGCGGCTTGTCCAGTGGGTCGTTGTAGTAGACACCCATCCACTTCATGGGTTCACCGCCGTGGGGAAGCTTCCAGATGGCGTGGTCCAGCTTGGTGTCCTCGACTTCCTTGCGGGCCAGGATCTCGGCCTGGGGGAAGGTCATGCAGGTGAAGTACAGGCCATCCTTCAGCTCGTTGTAGTGATGCGGTTGGATCGCGTAGGAGTAGATCATTGGTTGAGAGGCAGGGTGTCCATGTCGAGGAGCGCAGCTTCCAGTTGGTCGACTCGGATTCCCCAGAAGGCTTTGGCTTCAAGGGTGTCAGCGATCGACAGCTGCATCTCGGCGTAGGTCAATTGGGCTTGAACCTGGCGTTGATCGGCGGTCATGTCAGCCTCCGGCGGCGAATGTGAGAAGGAGCAGGACGCTCATGAGCATCGCTGGACTCAGAAGTAAAACCAGGAGCTCGAGTTCAGGCAGTGTCATCAGGTACAGGTTTGATGCGCTCGATCCAATGGTCAGGGTGAGTCTGTTGAAGGTGCTCGATGCAGTCATCCATGTCGACACACTCAGTCACAGTTGCGAGAAGAAACTTGTCTGGGTTGGTCTTGGATGAAAGGACGCAGCTGAATGTTTTCATTGATCAGTACAGAAAGGGATCTTGGGTTGGCAGTTGTTCGTTAGAACTTGGTAGTAGATGTCACCTGCTGCAA